ACGCACATTAGCTGAGACTCAGCGCACATTCGGTGAGACGGACGCGCAATAGATAACCGCCGGCGCACGGCGGCCGAAATGCCGCCAGAAGCGTTGCGAGCGCAGCTTTACGCGGTCATTTTGCTCCAATAGGGTCAAGACCATCGGATGCCACCGCCTCAGAATGCCGTAGGCAACCCTATTGAGGCGTGGAAAGTGTCTCATGCCATCGCCCGCTGGGGTATACCCCAACGGAACTAGGTAGAACCATTACGGTGGTTCGCTGTTTATCGTCTTAAGGACGCATATCACTGCAGAGCTGATCCTCGGCAAACTGCCTTTAGAGAGCCCCAATTAGGTCGGGCGGGTGGCGATTACCGGTCTCGCCGCGGCGTGTAGGAAGTCGATCAGCTCCCCCAGCATCCGGTGCCGCCGCGACGGCCCTCGGCGCAGGATCTAAAACAGCGTGCAAAACTTTCCAGATTCCGGGGGTAAACAGCGTCCAATAGTTTCCACCCTGGTCCATGCGATCATCCGGCGGTTTCGCCGGAGAATCTGGGGTGTTGTTCATGGATATGATTGCCGAGATCCGGCGCCGTCATCTGGTCAGCAAGGAGAGCATCAGCTCGATCGCACGTGACCTGGAGCTGTCGCGTCCGACGGTTCGCAAGCATTGCCGAACCCAGTCTGAACCGGTCTACCAGCGCCACAAGCTGTAGCGACGCGCAATGATGTACGGCCCGACGCGCAATCAAGGCCTGTTTCTGGCGCACATTACTTGAGACTGTAGCCGTCGTTCGACGCACGCTATTTGAGACTGAGCGCACGATGCTTGAGACGGACGCGAGATCAGGCAGCTTGACGCACGATCGTTGAGACTGAGTGGGTCGGGTAGAGGCCGGGCGGCACGGCGACGATTCGCCAGGAAAACGGACGGTTATCTTGCGGGTACGAAAGGCCGGGCCGAACCGATTGAAAATCGCCAGAAAACCCATTGCGGAAATGTTCGCAAGCTTGCAGGGTGAGATCTATCTTTCCTGGCGGTGCCGCGATGCTCATCGGCTATGTTCGCGTCTCGAAGTCCGATGGCACCCAGACGCTTGCGCCGCAGCGGGACGCGATGCTTGCCGCCGGCGTTTGCTCCGCCCGCATCTACGAGGACTTGGCGTCCGGCCGTAGCGACGCCCGGCCTGGCCTTGCTGCCTGTCTCAAGGCGATCCAACCCGGCAACACTCTGGTGCTCTGGAAACTCGATCGGCTCGGCCGCGATCTGCGCCATCTGGTCAACACGGTCGAAGACCTGCGCACCCGGGGGGTTGGGTTGAAGGTGCTGACCGGGGCGGGCGCGCAGATCGACACGACGACTGCGAACGGACGTTTGGCATTCGGTATTTTCGCAGCCTTTGCTGAATTCGAAAGGGAGCTTATCGCGGAGCGCACCATGGCCGGGCTGGCCGCCGCACGCGCACGCGGACGGATGGGCGGACGGCCGCGTAAGATGGACCGCTCGACCCTCATGATGGCGATGACGGCAATGGCGGACCGCAAGACGGTTGCGTCCGATGTGGCCATGCGGTTGGGGCTGACCACCACCACCCTCTATGTCTACGTCAACGGCGACGGGACGGCGAAGGCGGCTGGTCAAGCGCTGCTCGATGGCGTGGTCCCTCCCGGCGCGGCAGCGAAAGCGCGGATCCGCCCACCCCAAGGACCGCCACTCACCGTCCACCTCGAAACCGCGGGCGCGTGATGCCAGCGGCGAGCGCGGTGCCGGTCGAGGCGCTCGCGACTCTCCGCCGCCGTCTTGCGGCGCTGCCGGCGCGCCATCCCGAGCGCGCCGTGCTGATGGCGTCGACGGCACAGCTTTACGCCGTCAGTCGCGCCACGCTGTATCGCCTGTTGCGCGGCGACCGGCGCCCGAAAGACGCTCACCGCACTGACCGAGGTTCCCCCCGCTCCATGCCGGCGCCTGAGATTGAGCGCTGGTGCGAGATCGTCGCCGCAATGAAGATCAGGACCACCAACCGCAAGGGCCGCCACCTTTCGACGGTGCGAACCTTGCAACTGCTTGTCGAGCACGGCGTCGATACGCCTGACGGGTTTCGGAAGCTCGACCCGGGTACGCTGACCGCATCCACCCTCAATCGGCACCTGCGCCGTCTTGGTTACGACCACGAGCGGATGGTTCGCCAGCCTCCGGCCGTGCGCTTCCAGGCGGAGCGCTCGAACGCACTTTGGCACTTCGACATGAGCCCGTCGGATCTGAAGCAGTTGAAAGCGCCGCCCTGGATCGACGCCGATCGGCAGGGTGCGCCGACTTTGATGCTGTTCTCCGTTGTCGATGATCGTTCCGGGGTCGCCTACCAGGAATACCGCTGCGTCTATGGAGAAGACGCCGAGACGGCGCTGCGCTTTTTGTTCAACGCCATGGCGCTCAAGGCGTCTGCTGAGCAAAGCGAGAGCGATGCATTTCAGGGGATTCCGGACACGATCCACCTCGACAATGGACCGGTCGCGAAGTCGGCGGTGTTTAAGCGCGTGATGGAGAGCCTCGGCGTTGAGGTCCTCACCCACGTGCCCGCCGGTTCCGATGGAAGGCGAACGACGGCGCGTGCCAAGGGCAAGGTCGAGCGGCCATTCCGCACGGTCAAGGATGCGCACGAGACCCTTTACCATTTCCACGAACCTGAAACCGAAGCCGAGGCGAACCGTTGGCTGGCACGCTTCGTTGCCACCTACAACCGCGGCGACCATAGATCCGAGCCGCATTCGCGCATCGACGACTGGCTGTCGCACTTGCCGGCCGAGGGGGTCCGCCAGATGTGCGCTTGGGAGCGCTTCTGCGTCTTCGCGCGCGAACCCGAGCGTCGCCTGGTCGACATCGACTGCCGCCTGACCGTCGCGGGCGTCACCTATGAGGTCGATGCCGAACTCGCCGGCGAGACTGTCGTGGTCTGGTGGGGGCTCTTCGATCAGGAGCTTTGGGTTGAGCACGAGGAGGAGCGCCGCGGGCCGTTCCTGCCAGTTGGCGGCCCGATTCCGCTACACCGCTACCGCAAGCACCGGAAGTCGCGGCGGGAGGTGCGCGCCGATCAGGTGAGTGAACTCGCCGGTAAGCTTGCGCTGCCACGTGCGGCGCTGTCGGGCGAGGACGGCGTGGTCATGATCGGCACGCCTGCCGCTGCGGTGCCGGTACGGCCGTTCCGCGATCCCGACCCGTTCCATGAACTTGGATTTGCGAGCCAGATCGCGGCTCGCCGCGCGATTGCTGAGGAAATCAGACTGCCGCTCGCCAAGCTGTCCGACGAAGACAGGGCCTTCATCGACACCCTGCTCAACCGGACCCTGATGCGCCCCGAGATACTCGCGGCGGTGCGGGAACGGTTTCCGCAGGGTCGCAGAGGAGGCGTCGGCTGATGCTTACCGAAGTCATGCGATTTTACGGCCTGACGCGTCCGCCGATCGATGCCGGCTTCTTCGACACCGAGCACCATACCCAGGTGTCGCGCGACATCCATGCCGCGATCGTCGGCGGACGCCTGATCGCGCTGACCGCCATCATTGGCTCGGGCAAGACGATCCTGTCGCGACGACTGCGAGGCGATCTTGAACGCGAAGGCCGGGTCATCGTGTCGCGTTCGCTGTCGGTCGACAAGGCAAAGATCACCTTGCCGCTGCTGATTGCGGCCCTGTTCTACGACCTGAGCCCCGATAAGGTCATCTCCATCTCGAATCAGTCAGAGCGACGCGAGCGCGATCTGCAGGAGTTGTTCCGTCGGGCCAAGAAGCCCGTGGCGCTGTTCATCGACGATGCCCACGAACTTCATCCCAAGACACTTTCCGCGCTGAAGCGTCTTATCGAACTCGTCACCGAAGGCGGCGGGCAGTTGTCGATCGTGCTGATCGGGCACCCCAAGCTCAAGAACGACCTGCGCCGTCCAAAGATGGAAGAAATCGGCGACCGCACAACAGTTTTTGAATTCGGCGGTCTGCGGGACCGGCAACGCGACTACATCGACTGGGTGCTCAAGGCTTCACGCGACGAGCACATCGCGCCCGACGACGTTGTCACTGAAGAGGCGGCAACGATACTCGCGGCCAAGCTGAAGACACCGTTGCAGATCGGACAGCATCTCGTGCGTGCTTTCGAGGCCGGGTTCGAAATCGGAGCAAAGCCGATTGATGCCGGCGTCGTCGAGGCGGTCCTCTCCCGTCAATTGAATGACCTTGAGCCGCAACTGACGCGCAACGGCTACGATGTCCGCAGCCTTGTCGAGCAGTTCGATGCGAAGCCATCGGAAATCCGTCAGCTTCTCCGAGGTGATCTCGATCCGCGACGATCGCGAGAGCTCTTGGACGAAATGCGCGCAGCCGGGCTGCCTACATGATGAGTCTCAATGATCGTGCGTCGAACTCCATGATCTCGCGTCGGTCTCAATGACCGTGCGCTGAGTCTCAGATAGCGTGCGCTGGAGGACCGCTTCAGTCTCAATCAATGTGCGTCGGGAATCGGCCTTGATTGCGCGTCGGAGCGTTCATCATTGCGCGTCGCTACAGGTATGCGGCGATCATCGATATCGTGCCGGTCACGCCGCCACCTTCACCGCTTCAAAGAACCCGGACGCCCGCGCCTGCTCCAGCATCGCGTCGCGGAGGTCGAGGAACGCGCCCAATGCCGCACGCATCTTCGAAATGTAGGGCTCGTCGCGCGCGACCCGAACCAATGCCGGCGGAAGCTGCGGATGGTACGAATAGAAGTCGCAGAACTCGAACTCACCGACCGCAAGTATCCCCTGGATCTGGCACTTATGATCCAGGCCGGGACCGTCCGTGAGATACGCGATATGGACGGCAGGCGATGGGCACTTGACCTCCAGGCACCCGTTCTGTCCGACGATCAGCCGGTCCGGGCTGCAACCGATGCGGCCGCAGTCCGTGGTGATGAAGCCGACCGGCCGCGTCTCGACGTCGAGGGTGAACTCAAACTGCTGCACGGCGACTGGCTCCAACAGCTTGCCGCGTGCGACCCATTCGAGGTTGCCGATCGACGGCTCGATCGGCTCGCCCATGAGGGTTTCGGCGACGAGCTGCTGGGCGTAGGACCGTGCGGACTTCGATAGCTCTCCCTTGGCCGGCGTGATGATCTTGGAGAACTCGGACGCGGTCGGCAGGCCCAGCCGGATGGCCAGCCATTCGGTGCTCCCCTGCTCCATATTGTAGGTGATCATTGTACTGCTCCGTTACGGGCGGCCTTGGCCGCGTCCTCTTGTTGAACCGCCAGGCGCCAGCGTTGCTTGAGCGTCTCTCGGAAAGCCTCGGCGGCATTCCGGGCAAAGACCGCCTCTTCCTTGCTGTCGAACAATCCGAGACTGATCGAGGCGCCCCATTTCTCCACGCGGGTATCCCAGGAGACGCCGGTTGCACCGCTTTTGTTGTTCCGATGGATGCGCCGGTTGCGTTGCTGCTCGGAGCCAGTGGCCCACCTGCAATTCGCGGGCTCGTAGTTCCCATCGTTGTCGATTCGTTCGAGTGACAGGCCCTTGCCGGGGCGCACGCCCATGTCCGCGAGGAAATTGGAGAAGTCGTTCCAGCGCTCGCAGACTTTGATTCCTCTGCCGCCGTAGCCAGAAAAATTCTTGGCCTTCGGATTTCGGCAGCGGTCCAACATCGCGGACCAAGCTCTGTGTTCAGGCGTGAATGCCCGACCGTGTTTCGTGATGACTTCGCGGTTAAAGCAGCCGCAGGACGTCGTCAGCCTGCGAACGATGCTCGTCCCACTAATGACCTTCTCGTTCCCGCATTCGCACAGGCACAACCAAGTGACACCCCCATGCGCGGTGCGACCGTGTTCCCGGCGCACCAAGAGGCGTCCCCACGTCTGTCCGGTCAGATCTCTGATGTTTCGGTTGAAGCAGCCGCAAGACGTTGTCCCCTTATGGATAAGGTGCGCCCCACGAATGACCTTCTCGTTGCCGCACTCGCAGCGGCATAGCCAAGTCACATGACCTTGCGCGCTGCGCCCATGTTCTCTGAGGACCGTGAGGCGTCCCCACGTCTGGCCGGTCATATCCCGCATGGCTGTCATCGGGATTGCTCTCGTGCCAGCTTGGCTCTTTGCGAAAGCACGCCCAATTTCGTTAAAAGCGCGTTCTTCAGGCGCGGGAAATCGGCCGCCGGGGCGTCCTCGATCGAGCGCAGGCCGGGTGCCATCGCGGCCAGGAAGCGGGGTTCCTCGGTCCGGGTCCTTCGCATCAGGTCGCTGAGTTCGGCGAGCTGTTCGAGGGAGATCCGGCCGGCGGCGGGGCGTGTCCGGTTGCCGTCGTTGTCCTCGTTTGTCAGCGCGATGTTGAAAACCATCATCATCAAATACCGGCGCAGGTAAGACACCGAGGAGCCCAGCCCCTGCACCGGCGTCTTGTTGCCGGTGCCTTTCGGTCCGGCGGTGTCGAGCGCGGCCTCGAGGCAGTACTTCTTGGAGTGTCCGCCGACATGCGAGACCTCGCAGACGATGCGCACATTGGGCCCGTCGAGCGGTTCGCTGTTGAACTCCAGGCAGAAGCCGTGGCGCGCATAAATCGGGCGGATCGCCGCATCGACCGCCTCCAGATTCGCATACCGGCTGTTGGTCTGGTCGTTGCGGGCGTTGCGCAGGACCGGCTGCATCTCGCCCTGGGCAGCCGACATCGCCCGGTTGAACTGCAGGCGGGCGTCGTCGGCGACGATCTCGCGCTGCATCCGCAGCAGCGACTCCAGCTTGGCCACGTCGATCGTCGGGTCCTTCACCGCGCGGGCGACGAAGTTCAGCAGCGAGTCGGGGGCCGATTCGGGGGTGCTGAGCGCCGTCGAGGTGCTTGTTGCCGCAATTGTGATCTCGTTCATGACAGTGCCCACCGTACGCGGACAATGTCGTCGGCCTCGCGTTCGAGGGCGTACGCGTCGCGTGGCTTCAGCCAGTCGAGCATCGCGCCGGTGATGTCATCGAGGTCCCAGCCGGCGGCCGGCGAGCCAAGCGGGAAATACAGCTTCTTGGTCTCGGCGATGACGTGGCGGATGAGGTTGCCGAAAGCGGCCGTGTCGGCTTCCTGTTCGGCCAGCATTTTGTCTGCCTCGGCCTCGGCTTCCAGTTGCGCGTTGGTCGGGTAGGGGTCGTTCACCGGGTTGATCTCCGTCGAGGCCGGGGTGGCTCGATGGAGGGAATGTTGCCCAAACCAACATATGCCGTCAAGCAAAAATGTTGGTTATTCCAACTTCTGTCACGAGTGACCCGTGCTATGCTGAGGCATGAGCGACAAACCCCGAGACCTCACCCTCGAACGTGTGAACCGGCTGACCGCAGCGGTCGCTGATCTGACCGAGAGTCATGCCCAGCAAGGGCGCATGATGATTCGGATACTCGAAGAGTTGTCGGAGCGGATGGGCGGCTTCAGTGCCGAACTGACGGGCATCCGTGCTGAACTGGTCGACGTGAAAGGGCTGCTTCGGGAGCTGGCCAGCGAACAGGTGTTGCTGGGCAATCGCGTTGAGAACGCCTTTTCCAAGGCGTTACGCGCCAACATCCGGCTGGATGAGATGGAAGATGCCACTCCTCCGCCTGCCGGCTAGGATGGGGACATGAGCGACGAACCCGCGAACCTAGTGCTGAACCTGCTGCGCACCATTCGCAGCGAACTGGCTGAACACCGCACCCTAGATGGATAATTTATCGAGTGCCAGGCCGCCGTTCCCACGTTCAGCGTTCGTCAGGTGAGCGCGAGAAACCCCGATCGCGACTGCCAATTCCACCTGGGTGAGACCCTTCGCAAGGCGGGCCTTTCGAATCCGGGCGCCGATCGCCTTGTTATCATCCATCGCGCCATGTTGGTCTAACCTGCATTAGCCGGGGCGTGTCTGACGCACATCTGACCTTGACACGGTATGTTGTTTTAACCAACATACAGCCCATGGAAATGTCGGACATCATCCGCCGAGCCGGTGGCCTCGTGAAGCTAGCGAAGGCCGCAGGCCGACATCACGCGACGATTTTGGGCTGGACGCGCGTTCCGCCGCAGCATGTGAGGGCCGTGGCGAAGGTAACCGGTATTCCTCCGCATGAACTTCGGCCCGATCTGTGGGACCCGCCCGCGCCGGCGGAGTCCACTTCCGAAACGTCGGCGACGCGGACGAAGCCAAGGGCGAAGCACTCGGCTCCCGACCCAGATCCGCCGAACCAGGAAGAAGCCGCCTGATGCCCCGATCGGCTTGGCCAGATTGATGGGCTGGTCGCGCGAGATCGCCAACGCGATGCTGCGGCTGGCCGGCCTCGATGACCTGAGCATGGACCTGGAGGAAGCGCGGCTACGGCAGGAACTGCGCCGGCTGGAGGCACGCCGCGGGGGATCGCCGGATGTGGAGACGGCTCATACGGCGGATTGCGTTGCTGCGGGCGGCATGGCGGACGCGCAAGGCAGCGCGTTCAAAGCCGACGACGACCTGAGAGCGCGCGCGATCCAGCGCGCCTACGACGCGCTGCGTGACGCTGAGCGGTGGCGGCCCTCACCGAAGCATGACGAGGCAGCATGATGGACGAAGTCAGATGCACGGTTTCGCTGGATTATAGCCGGCACCTGAGCATCGGACGCTCCAGGGTTGCGACCCAGACGGTAAATTCTCGCCCCGCTAAAATGTAACCCAAATAAGCAGGCCCCAGTCGACGGCAATCGACTGGGGCCGGAGCCAATAAAATGCTATACCCAGGGACATCTATACCCCCATCCGCACCGATCCGACTAGGTCGGATCGATGACACTCCCATAAAGTTCTAGTGAAGCCGCTCGCGAGCATGTGTCCATGAGGCAGTGTCGCGATTGCGGGGCCACGCCGGACGAGTCGCACTTCGCGACCGCACGCAAGCCGCCGCGCCGGCCCGATCGCTGCGCCGCGTGCGCGGCTGACCCGGGCGGGGTTGGCGCCGCGGCGCGGATCGTCGCCCGGATTGAAGAGATCGCCAAGCTTCGCGCCGCCGGTCGGTTCCGCCGGCAGGAGCCGATCCACACCGCACCATTGTTTGCCGGCCTGCCGGCCGGGAGGAGAGAAATCTGATGGCCAAGAACCTGTCGGAGCGGCTGCTGGATATGGTCGAGGATGACGCCCGCTTCATTGGGTTGGAGGCGGAGACGGTCATCGTGTGGCTGAAGGTGGTGCGGCTGTTTCACCGCGCTTCATCCCGTAGGCCGAATACGCCAGGGTACTCGTACAGCTACGAAGAGCTGAGTGGCTTTCTCCGCATGACCACAGCTGAGTTGGCGGAGCATCAAAACGTCCTGGTGTCGCGGCGATTGCTCGTAGCGGAGGAGGGAAAGTTCTTTGCGCCCCCCGAATGCCGGTATGTTGCGCCGTCGCGTCCCGCGAAGCTCGATGTTCCACGACGCTTCGTGCCGCAAGTCGTGCCGATCGGGCGTCGCTGATGTCAAGTTCATCGGAACGCGGGCCGGGGCGTCCGCCGGGGCACGATCCCGAGACGCTTGAGCGTATTCGCAGGGTGAAGGACTACGAACGCGAAGGACGCTCCCTCGCCGAGATCGCCACGCTCGAAAACTGTTCGGTGTCGTATATCAAGCTGCTCAGGCGGGCGCCGGGCGAGCCGCGGCCGCGCAAACCGCCGCCGCGGCGACTGACGGAGCGTGCGCTGGCGCACCATGCCGTTCTGGCGATGCGTCGGGACACCAGGCTGCGGGCCTTCGACCCCGCCAAAAAGCTGTTTTGGCTCGACTGCGTGATGGAGATCCATGCGCTGGGCAACGACGCCGGGCTGGCGTTCGGCGCCGATGGCGATCCTTTCGAAACGCATCACGAATTCGCGACCGCGCTCGGCGGCAGGGCGGACGATCTGGAGCACTTTCTTCGCCGGGGGCTCCTCACGCGACTGCCGGACGGCGGGATCGACTTCCCGTCTCGGATCGGTCTCAAGCCGAAAGAGCGGCCGCGCGTCATGCTGCCGGGTAGCGGTGAGCAGCCCCTTGCACAGCGGTTCGGGTGTCCAGACGACAGCGAAAGCCGCGACCCAGATTTGTTACGAACTAATATCACTGACCCCCCAATTTCACTATCCGAAAGGACAGTGAAAACCCCCCAATTTCACTATCCCGAGGACAGTGAAACCCCCCCAATTTCACTATCCGACGCCGAACTCGCGCGGGCGGCTATTGCTGCTGCTAATGCTAAAGAAAATCAACCTTCTAGCAGCAGCAGCAGCAATGGTTGCCGCGCGGGCGGCGAGGATAGCGAAATTCGGCAATTTCACTGTCCACCGGATAGTGAAATTGCGGACAGTGATATTAATCCGCAACGACCTGCCCTGGCCGAGCTGACCGCCGAGCTGGCGGAACTGGCCAGGCTCGGAAGGGCGCCCAACCCTGACGACCTGGGCACCGTCCAGGGTTGGGCGAAGGAAGGCGACACGCCGGACGAGATGCGGGACACGATCAAGATCAAGCGTGGCCAAATCAACGGCAAGGCGATCAGGGTGCTGGCCTACTTCAATGACGCCATGGCGGACGCGAGAAAAAAGAGAAGGGGTAAGGCCACTGCGTCGCCAGCCGCCGCCTGTCAGCCGCCGCCCAAGCCAGCCGAACCGCTGTCCGGGGCCGACCAGGCGCTTATGGACCGCGTGCGCGCCGTCAAGCACCGCTATCCCCCGACGCTCGCGGATTTCCGCAATGCCGCGATAGGCCCGACCGCTCACCGGTGGCTGGAGTTGGCCGAGAGCTCCGTCAAGGCGGCGCGCGACGACCTGGCGATGCCGGATTTCACGCTTTTCCTGGTATCGCGATCGGCCTTCGAAGCGGACATGGCCGAAATCGAGGAGGCGCTGACCACCCCCGAGGCCGCCGACTGATGCCCGGCGCCGACGCGTGCCGCAGCTTCAGGCTTGCCCGGGTCATCGCCGCGGTCGCCGAGGCGTCCGGCGTGCCGGTCCGGGAGCTCCTGTCGGGGCGCCGCAGCAAGCGGACCGTGCAGTTCCGCCAGGCCGCCATGTGGCTGGCGCGGGAGATCACCGAGCACAGCTATCCGGCGATCGGGCAGGCGTTCAACCGTGACCACTCGACCGTCATGTACGGCGTGTCGCGGACCGAGGAGCGGATGACCCGGGACCCCGCCTTCGCGGCCTTGGTGCGGTCGCTGGAGGCGGGGCTGCTGCTCCATGGGTGACACCCCACGCGAGGAGCGTGTCTTCGACACGACGGCGGCTCGTGCGGCGGCCGCGGCGCGGCTGCTGCGGCTGGAGCGGGGCCTGCTCAGGCGCATCCAGATCGAGGCGCGGCGGCAACTGGCCGCCGAGATCGCCGCTCATCACGACCGGCTGCGGCTGGGTTTGGTGCCGCGGCCCTATAAGGTCGGGCCGCTGGAGTTTTAGCCCCTCAGTGCAGCCGGCACGGCATCCGCACACTTTTCGGATCGTCCCAGCGGCCGGTGGTTTGCAGGGCGACGCTGAAGCCGCACTCGCGACAGGTTACCACCCAGATCCCGCAGCGCGCGGCCGGATAGGGCAGCTCCAGCCGGCACGCCTTCATGGCGTCGATCGCCACGTCGATCGTGCAGCCGGACGGGTAAGCCGGATCGGCGGGGTGGTCGCTCTCGCGATGCTGGTCAACCCAGTCGATCAAAAAGCGTGATTCGCCGGTCGCCGGTGTGCTGGCGGGATCGAACGTGGCCGGCTGATCGCGCCGCATCGTTCCCGCCGCCATCCACGCCTCCTCATTGGTGAATTCATCCGGGTGCATGGTTCCCTCGTGCGCTCGGTTTCGGCGCGTCCGCCGGTGCTCGTCAACCGTGTTCGCGCAGACAGGAATCGCGGTGCGCGGATCCACTGAAATGCATCGCGTTGAAAGTGTGAGCGGCAATATTTTTTTCTGAATAAAACTTTTGTTTGCGCGCTGAATTTCGCAAACTCCGAAACCGGATTAAACTGGAGTCAAAGAGCCGTCGCGGAACCCTCTCCGCGGCGGTTTTTTGATTCCTGGCGCGGCTGTTCGGCTCCCGCGCCGCGCGACCAGCGCTCGCGCGTTCCGCAGTGCTGCGCTCTATTTTCTCGCGAAAACGTTATCGTTCGGTCTAGACAAAGCACCGACGATGCAACATCGTGGAGATCGACGATGATCGACGCGCAAACGGCACCGGCCCCGCGATCTGGGACCAGCGCGCCGTGCGACAGCAGTGCTCAAAACAGGGGTCTATTCAAGTTTGCCCACGGTGGGGCTCGTCGCGGAGCTGGGCGCAAAACGCATGGCTCGGCATCCGTCCGGCGCGACACAGTGCACTGGTTCTGCGTCCGCACGCTGCCCGGCCTGCATCTGACCGCCGACATCGAGATCCGTCTCGCCGGCTTCGAGGTGTTCAACCCGACGATGTGGAAGGCCGCCGTGCCGGCCCGCCGTGGCCCCAACGGCTCGCTCCGCCCGGCGCTGCCGGTCCGGATCGTCCCGCTGTTCCCGAGGTATCTGATGGCCCGCTTCCATCGCAGCGTCGACCCCTGGACGCGGATACGCTCGCTGGCCGGCGTCGACAGCATCCTGGGCACCGATCCCAGGACGCCGGCCGCTGTGCCCGACGAGGCCATCGCCCTGATCCGGAGCCGCCTGATGCCGAACGACTGCCTGTATCCCGACAACGTCGAACTGCGTGACGCCGGGCCGGTCGTGCACGTGGCGCCTGGCACGCGTGCGCGGCTGTTGGAGGGACCGCTGGCCGACATCGCCGGCATCTGCCAGTGGTCGGACGACAAGCGGGTCCGGCTGCTGCTGTCGCTGCTGGGCCGCGAGGTGGTGGTGACGGTGGAGCGGTCGGCGGTGGAAGTGGCTTAGAGACGTCGCAATAATGACGTAATATCAACAGATTACAGGGACTCGTAAGACACATTATGTGTCCGTTTGACCCCCCGGCAACGCACCCGCCAGCGGCTTCGCCTGGCGCCGCCCAGCCGCAGGCCACCAGCGACGACGGGATGATCGCGTTGTGGCTGGCGAGCTTCAGCCGTTCGGCCAACACCCGCTACGCCTATGGCGGCGACATCCGCGCCTTCCGCGCCTTCTCCGCGAAGGCCCTGGGTAGCGTGACCGTCCGCGACATCCAGGCGTTCGCCGAGACCCTGACACACCTTGCGCCGGCGACGCAGAGCCGGCGGCTGTCGGCGGTGAAGTCGCTGATCGCGATGGGACACCGTCTCGGCTACCTGGCGTTCGACGTCGGGGCGCCGATCCAGTTGCCGGCGATCAAGGACCGGCTGGCGGAGCGGATCCTCACCGAGGCCGAGGTCCAGCACCTGCTGTTCGTCGAGAAGCAGCCGCGCAACGCGGCGATGCTCCGGCTCATTTACGGCGCCGGCTTGCGGATCTCCGAGGCCTGCGAGCTGCGCTGGCGCGACGTGGTCGCGCGTGACGAAGCCGGGCAACTGACCATCATGGGCAAGGGCGGCAAGACGCGCGTCATTCTGCTGCCGGCTGCGCTGTGGCGGCGCCTCGATGCGTTGCGGCTGAACGCCGGGCCCGACGACTACGTGTTCCGCTCACGCGAGGGCGGCGGCCTCAAGCGGCTGCGGATACATCGCATTGTGAAACAAGCGGTCAAGCGGGCCGGACTCCCGGACACGGTATCGACGCACTACCTGCGCCACAGTCACGCGTCGCACGCGCTCGATCGCAACTGTCCGGTGCACGTGCTGCAGACCACGCTGGGTCATGCGTCGCTGCAGACTACGACACGCTATTCGCACGCGCGACCCGGCGACAGCAGCGCGCGCTATTTGACTGCGTAATACTGCAGTATAGCCGACAGTATAGATGAAAGTATATCCATCCGTCAGGACACACGAATATGGATACAAACGTAACGACAAAGCCGGCGAAGCGCGGGCGCGTGGCGGCGGCGGCGCGTCCCGATCCCGCGTTTTTCCCGTCTAGGAAAACACGCGCGGGGGCGCGCGCGCGAAGGGAATGGCCGCTTTCCGCTAGATCAGGAAGCCAAGCGACCGCATATGTTCGACCGGATCGCGGGCGTGCTTGGCAGCGTTGCAAGGCCGGCAGGTCAGTTGGATGTTGCGCCGGTCGTTCGCGCCGCCTTTGGACAACGGCACAATATGATCCCGACACCCCTTTCCGCGCAGTGCACATCGGCACAGGGCGCACCTATCACGCTGCATCCGTCGGATGTCGCGGATGTCATCCGCGGTCCATGATCCGGGCACAGCGAGTTTACGCGCACGCCGCTTGGCAAGGATCGCCAGATGCTTTTCCGGGTTGGCCTTTTGCCAAGCCCGGACGTTCGCCTTCCATCTCTCACGGTTCGCGGCATAGAGCGTCTGACCGGGCTGTGGCCGCAAGAAGGGAACTCTTCTGTTTCGCAGCGGAACGCCGATCTCGGTTTTGAAATGCTTGCGCAGCGTCTTGCCGGTAATGCCAATCAGGGCAGCGATGACTTCCTGCGTGATGCCCTCGGCAGTCATTGCATAGACGGTCTCGCGGTCCTGATCGGTCGGTGCGTATGGCGGCCGCCCATCCGGACGTTTTGCGCTACAATCTTGGTCAGCCACTTTTGATGCTCGCTACATCGGGTGGTTAGGGGTGGTGTCGGTGTTGAAGCACCTTCACTGCCCCGCACATTTACCAGTAATTCTATGAATTTAGCAGTGGAATTCGGCCTATGGCACAAGTAGACGCGGCCACAAACAAGAGAGCGCCCGGCCGCCCGCGCACCGTCAACGACCCCAGCGCCGAGCGGTTCGGCAGGCACCGCGTCGAGCGCATCGAGCGGCTGGTCCCCTACGGCAACAATCCGCGCACCCACAGCCCGGCGCAGATCGCCCGGATCGCCGCCTCGATCGAGGCGTTCGGCTTCGTCAACCCGATCCTGGTCGACGGCAAGCGTGGCGTCATCGCCGGCCACGGTCGGCTGCTGGCGGCGCAGAAGCTGCGGATGGAGGCGGTGCCGGTGATCGAGCTGTCGCACCTGTCGGCGGCGCAGAAGCAGGCTTATGTCATCGCCGACAACAAGCTGGCGCTCGATGCCGGCTGGGACGAGGAACTGCTGGTTCTGGAGCTGGGCGAGCTGCGCGACGCGGGCTTCGACCTGGGGCTGACCGGGTTCGACGGCCGCGAGCTGGACGCGCTGTTCGGCGAGGGCAACGAGGGGCTCACCGACCCGGACGAGGAGGAGACGGCGACCCTCTGCACGTGTCCCAAGTGCGGCCACAGCCACAGCTTCGACGCTCAGCGCGCGAAGGCCGCGGCGTGAGCGGCCATACGGTCCAGGCTGTCACGCACCTCCGGATTGTCCAGCGCCAGGTTCAGCAGCCGCCATGTCGGTTCAGGCACCTCGATCTGCCGGGCCAGATACCGCTGCACGGTGCGGACATCGACGCCCAGCAGCGACGCCAGTCCCCCGGTCGTCAACCCGAGGGCGGTGCGGATCGCGGGCAGGTCGCGGATCAATGGAACAGCTTTGCGAAGGCAAACGCCGCCGCAAAGAGGGCCGCGCCCGTGCCCATACTGCTGATGACGATTACCCACGGCGCAAACCGCATCTCTTGCCGCTTCCGGTCGGCGTCGGCGCGGAGCTGGTCCTGCTGGATGCGGAACGTCTCGGCTTGCACGCGCATCATGTCGTGCGAGGCGAGGGCTTGATCGATCTGGGCCATCTTCAGCCGCAAATCGAAATCGGGGACGGGTGTGTCGCTCATTGTTCGTGTCCGTTGGTCCGGCATGATCGCCGCGACACCAGAACGAATACGACGTATTGTCGCTTTCGTCCAGTCACAATCCTGCGTCACAGCGCCGGGTAAACCGCATCGGCCACAAGCTTGGCTGCGCGGGCTGTCTTGAAATCTGCGCCGCAGCACGGGCAGTACGCGATGACCGGTCGACCGTCACCCGGCCTGACGATCCAGACCGCCGACAGCGTCTTTGCCACCGTCATGGCAGCGTCGCGCCGGTTGCCCTCCCAGCCCGGAACATCATCTTCGTTCATGTCGACCTCCCTGCATGCCACTCGATAGCACGACCGGCGCCAGCGTCAGGGCTGCGGCGCTCGAGTACCACGACGCCTCGGTCGGGCTGCGTGACGCCGAGGCGCGGCGCAAGAAGGCGACCGCGGCGGCGGTGAAGCTGGGCGTGCTGCCGGACCACGAGCGGTTCCCGCTGCCGGTCGGCACCTCCCAGGTGGTCTACGCCGATGGCCTGCTGGTGATCTCGGTCACCGTCCTGGAGCCGATCGCCGGCATTGACCACGCCGGCTATGTGGCCGATCTGCTGAAGGCCGGGGTGAAGCCGGCGCTGATCAGGCGGCTGGACAAGAAGCACCGGACGGAGACCCGCCCGGCGCATCGGTTCAGCAGCAGCCTCGTGACGACTTAGCGGGGGACGCGATCCTTGAGCATTCTGATCGTCGAAGACGCGCTCGATGCCGACGTGGCCAGGGCCGACAGCGGCGGCTCGATCCGGCTGACCATCATGCGGCCGGACCGCCTCGGGCAGAGCAATGACATCGTCATCCGCCTGACGCCCGGGCAGGCGATGCTGCTGTCCGAACGCCTGAACGCTTATTCGGACGTGCTCGCCCACGCCCTCGCCAAGGCGCGCGATGGCTAGGCCGCCCTACAAACCGACGGAACAGGATCGATTGACCGTCAGGGCGATGGTTGCAGGCGGGATCGATCAGACGTCGATCGCGCGCGTGATAGGCGTCACCAAGGAACGGCCATTTGGCGGCGTCGATCAGAAGACCTTGCGCAAGCACTTCCGTCGCGAGCTCGATGCCGGCGCGCTGGAACTCAACGCCGCGGTCGTGGCGTCGCTGCACGTCATGGCGACCAAGGGCAAGAACGTGGCTGCTGCCATCTGGTGGACCAAGACGCGCATGGGCTGGCGCGAGGCGCCGCAGGAGCTGCAGCACAGCGGCGTCGACGGCGCCCCGATCGCGGTGGTCTACAGTTGGGCCGAGGCGGAGCAGCCGAAGCTGGCTGTCAGCAAACCGAGGCTCGTCGAATGAGCCACATCCAGCGCGTCATCCTGCCGTTCGTGCCGCGTCCGTGGCAGGTGCCGCTGATCAACGATCCGGCGCCGCGCATCGTGGCCGTGGTCCACCGCCGCGCCGGCAAGTCGACGGCGCTGATGTGGATGGGGCTGAAGCGTGCGCTGATCGAGCGCAAACCGATGCCGCGTGTCGTGCATATCCTGCCGTACGGCGTGATGTGGCAGCGCACGGGTCTGTGGGACCAACTCGCACGCGCCGCCGAGTCGATCCCCGGCTCACTCATCAGGCGCTCCGAACTGGCGATCCGCCTGCCCAATGGCGGCATTTTCCAGGCCGGCGGTGCGGACCGGCCGGATTCGTGGCGAGGCGGCTACGCCGATCTCGTTACGGTCGATGAATACGACGACGTGCCACCGTCGCTGGTGCCGCTGGTGATCGAGCCGATGCTCGCCGACCGCGACGGCACCCTGGTGCGCAGCGGCACGCCGAAAGGACGGGGACTGTTGCAGGCCGCTTTCGACCGCGCCGCCAAGGCGCCCGGCTACAGCACATACCTGCTGGACCACACCAGAACCGGCGCACTTTCAGATGAGGCGATCGAAAGGCTGCGGCACGAGATGGATGAAGCCGAGTTCGAACAGGAACTGAAATGTTCCTTCGAGTCGCCCAACTCCGGCAGCTACTACGGCAAGTGGATGGACGCGGCACAGCGCGAAGGTCGTATCTGCCGCGTGCTGTATGACCCCGCCATGCCGGTCTACACGAGCTGGGACCTGGGCATCAACGACGCCGGCGCCGTCTGGTGGTTCCAGATATCGCCGCGCGGCGAGTGGCGCTGGCTCAAATACTACGAGGATGTGAGCGTCGGCCTCGATACTTACGCGAAACTGGTGCTGGAGCAGCCATACGTCTATCGCCGGCATCTGCTGCCGCATGATGTCGAGGTGCGCGAACTCTCGCAGCAGGGCCGCTCGCGCCGGCAGTACCTGCTGGGCTTAGGTCTGCGGCCGATCCAGGTGGTGGCCGCGTCCAATCCCGCCGATCGGGTGTCGGCAGTGCGGATGATCCTGCCGAAGTCGTATTTCGATGCCGAGGGCTGCGAGGTCGGGATCAGGATGCTGCGGGCGTATCGCCGGCAGTGGAACGAGCAGATGGGCGTCTGGCGCAATGATCCGGTCCACGATGCCGCCTCGCACGGCGCGGACGCGTTCGGAACCGGCGTGCAGGGCGCAACCGATCCGCAGGACGAGAGGCCGCGTGCGGTGCAGCCGAAAGGCCCGGCCGAGCCGGCCAGCCCGCTGTCGTGGATGGGGCGATAGACCGTGGCACGCGAAACCGATGACGACATCGTCAAGGAGGCGAAGGAGCGCTTCGACCGTGCCAAGGAATGGGAGTCAGAAGCGCGGGTCAACTTCATCGACGACATGAAGTTCGCCAACGGCGACAGCGTGAATATGTGGCAGTGGAACAGCTCGGTTGCCGCCTCGCGGCAGGGCCGGCCGTGCCTGACCGTCAACAAGACCCGCGTGCATAACCTGCAGATCGTCAACGACGCCCGCCAGAACAAGGCGGCGATCCGCATCAGTCCGACCGGCGACGATGCGACCTATGACGCGGCGAAGATCTTCGAGGGCGTTTGCCGGCACATCGAATACATCTCCCAGGCGACGCAGGCCTATGACACGGCGACCTACAACCAGGTCTACGGCGGCATCGGCTACTGGCGGATCCTCACCGACTACGCGCACGACGACACCACAGACCAGGAGATCTTCATCCGCCGGATACCCGATCCGCTGTCAGTCTATCTCGATCCGGACATCCAGCAGTATGACGGTTCGGACGCGAAATGGGGCTTTGTCTTCTATGACATGACCAAGGAGGAGTTCAAATCGGCCTATCCGCGCCATGCCGAGAGCGGCGCCGATCCGGTCGGCGACCATCCGATCGGCAACACCGACGGCTGGAACGATGACGAGCACACCCGCGTCGCCGAGTATTACCGCGTCGGGGAAAAGACCGACACGCTTCACATGATGCCGGACGGCAGCCACATCCGCGAAAGCGACCTGCCGGACGGCGGCATGGCGACGCTGGCCAAGGCTGGCGTTGTGCCGCTGCGCTCGCGCGAGATCAGCGAGCCGGAGGTCGAGTGGTTCCTGATCGGCGGTGACACCATCCTCGACCGCAAGCCATGGCCGGGCCGCTACATTCCGATCGTTCGGGTGCCGTGCGAGGAGACGGTGATCGAGAACAAGCTCGACCGCGTCTCGCACACCCGCCACCTGCGCGACGCGCAGCGGGCCTACAACTACTACGCCAGCCAGGCGGCGGAGTTCGTCGGCCTGCAGGGCAAGTCGCCGTTCATCTCGCCGGCCGCCGCGATCGAGGGGCGGCAAGGCGCCTGGGAGACCGCCAACACCGAGAACCACAGCGTGTTGACCTACAACCAGTTCGACGACATGGGCCGCGAAATCCGCGCGCCGGAGCGCTCGCAGCCGCCGGTGATGGCGCAGGCCTATTTGGAGGGGATGAAGGTGGCGCAGGAGGAGATGATGCTCGCCTCCGGCCAGTATCAGGCGGTGATGGGCGAGCCGTCGAACGAGACCAGCGGCAAGGCGATCAACGCCAGGCAGCGCCAGGGCGACAACGCGACCTATCACGTCATCGATCACCTGGCCGGGGCGATCCGCTTCACCGGACGGATCCTGATCGACCTCATCCCGAAGATCTACGACACCGAGCGGGTGATCACGATCATGGCGGAGAACGGCGATCAGTCGCAGATCCACATCGATCCGCACGCGCCGGCGGCGCACCAGACGGTGGCCGATCCGACCGCCGGGCCGCCCTCGCCCAACCCGCAGGGCCAGGCCGATCCGGCGCAGGCGCAGGCCGACGCGGTGAAGACGATCTGGAACCCCAAGGTCGGCCGTTACGACGTCATCGCCGAGGTTGGTCCGGCGTACGCCACGCGGCGGGAAGAGGCATTCAACGCGTACAGCCAGATCCTGGCGCAGAACAAGGAATGGGCGGCGATCGTCGGCGATCTGATGATGAAGGCGGCGGACTTCCCTGGCGCCGACGAGATGGCGGAGCGGCTGCGCAACATGGTGCCGCCGCAGGCGCTGGGCGGTCCCTCGCAGCAGGTGATGCAGCTTCAACAGCAGTTGCAGGCGACGCATGCCAACGGCCAGGCGATCGCGCAGAAGGCCGATGCCGAGGTCGCGCGGCTGAAGGCCGAGCTGGTCATCGCGCAGGAGAGACTGAAGGATCAGGCCGGCGACCGGGCGATCAAGGACTACGAAAGCGAGACACGGCGCCTGGCCGCGGTCGGCGCCATCGATCCCGACAGCCTGAAATTGATCGTGCGCGAAATGGTCAGCCAGATGATCGGCATGCCGGCGTTGCCGGTGATGGCTGCTCACGCCGATGCCGAACAGGCGATGGCCCCGCCTGATCCGGCGACCACCAATGGCACCGGCCAGCCCGACCCGCAAGCCGCGCAAGGACCCTGAACGATGGAACTCCTGTTGATAGTGGTCGTGCTGTTCCTGCTGCTCGGCGGCGGCTGGGGCTATCGCACTGGCGGCACCGCATACTTCGGCTCGCCGCTGGGGCTGACCCTGATCGTCCTTCTGGTCCTGGTCCTGCTGGGTGGCTTCGTCGGCCCGCGCCTTGGCTACTACCACTATTGAAGGTGGAGATGACGATGGCATCCGACGCCGAGATCGACCGCGCCGAGGCCATCGCCACGGCGCTGTTGGAAGATTTTGAACCGGATTACGCAATGATCGTCGCCGTGTCGGTCATCGCGCTGCTGGTCAAGCGGACCAACGGCGATCCGGCGTTCCTGGAGCTGGTGCGCAAGATGATCTTCGACGAATGAGCGGCATGTGATCATGGGCGCCATGCGCTACGCCATAGTGTGGGACAAGGCTCAGGGCCGCGTGCTCTACGACCAGGGCTTGTCCTATGACGTCATGAGCCGGCGCCTGGGGGTCAGCCGGGCGAGTATCCACCGCTATGCCGCGACCTACTGGCCGGCGCGAATGACCACAGGCGCACCGCACCGGCCGGCCGGGCAGGCCCCGGCGATGCCAAAAGCGAAGCCGCTTCGTCCCGGCGAGAGCACCTTGCCTGCGCTGCCCTCCTTGGAGGCCCCATGAGCGAGACCACGACACCCGCCGCGCCAGGCGAGGCCGCTGATGCGACCCCGCCCTACGTCCCGCAGCACGTCCTGTCATCGGAGGACGATCCGGAGCCGCAGGCCGAAACCGCGACCGGGGCCGCCGAAACCGAGACCGCGACCGAGGCTGAGACCGAAAAGCCGGCAAAGCCGGAGAAGACGCCGGAGGAGAAGGCCCGCGAGCGCGACAACCGGCGCTATGCGCAGGCGCAGGCCGCGCGCTACGCGGAGAAGGCGCGTGCCGACGCGGCCGAGGCGCAGCGCGCCGAGCTGGCGGAACGGCTGCGTCGCTACGAGCAGCCGGACCAGGCGCGGACGCCGCCCGCGCCGGACATCGACCGCCTGGTCGAGGAACGCGCCGCGCGGCTGGTCGCCGAACGCGAGCACGCGACCAGGATCAGCGCCACGATCGGCGCCGGCAACAGCGAGTTCGGCCAGGCCGACTTCACCGAACGTTGCAACATCGTCTCCGACCTCGCCTCGCCGGAGCAGCGGGTCAGGCTGATGACCGTGGTTTCCGACATGGAGGACGGCCACAAGGCGATCGCCGCGCTGGCGGACAATCCGATCGAGGCCGAACGGATCCTCGCCATGCCGCCGCACCGGATGGCGCTGGCGCTGGCCAAGCTGGCGACCAGCGCCCCCCCGCCCGCGGCTGCGGTCGCGCCATCTGCCGCGCCGGCACCGATCCGGCCGCCATCGGTCGGACGCGCGCGGGGCGAGCCTGATCCGTCGGCCGGGATGGATGAATATGTGAAATGGGAATCTAAGCAGCGGTGGCAGCGGTGAGGAGTTGCCGGCGCTGCAGACACGCCTACCTGCTGGCGTAAAATGCAGTTGTGGCTAAGGTCTAACGCCTACCTGTCGGCGCTAAACTCAGTGTGAAGTGCGTAAAGCTCCTGGCGTGGTGAGTAGCTTCCATTTCCGGCCAAGGAACGGTGTCGCCAAGACCGCTCGCGTGAGGCGATGAATATCCGTTTATCTTTGCAGGATACTTAGATGGCAAATTCGATTATCACGCCGCAGTTGGTCACGAGGAGAGCTATCTCCTTATTTCGCAACGCTAATCCGTTTCTGCAGGCGATGGATCGCCAGTCGCAGGACGAGTTCGGCAATCCGTCCGTCGCCGGCCAGAAGCCCGGCGCCACCATCCAGATCCGTCTGCCCAACGACTACACGCTGCGCACCGGGCCGACCGCGGTGCCGCAGTCGACGACCGAGCAGAAGACACCGCTGACGGTGGCCAAGCAGATCGGCGTCGACATCGCGTTCTCGCAGGTCGACCGCACACTGTCGATCCAGGACTACAGCCAGCGCATCCTGGAGCCGGCGATCAACACCATCGTCGGCGGCATCGCGGCTGACGTGATGACCGGCGCCGAGGCGATCTGCAACCTGGTGCACAACGTCGACGGCTCGAACAACACGATCAGCCCGACGCTGACGACGTGGGCCACCGCCGGGGCGCTGCTGGACAAGCAGTCGACCCCGCGCGGCCAGCGCAAGGTGGTGCTCGATCCGGTCACCATGGCGCGGACCGTGGCGTCGTTCTCCGGCCTGTTCAATAGCCAGGCCAAGGTGGGCGATCAGTATGCCTCGGCGATGATTGGCCGCGGCGTCCTCGGCATGGACTGGATGCAGGACCCGACGGTGATCCCGCACGTCACCGCCGCCTACGGCACGCTGCCCACGGTCAACGGCGCCAACCAGACCGGCTCGGCGATCACCGTCACCACGACGACGGCGCCGCTCAATGCGGGCGACGTCATCACCTTCGCCGGCGTCTATGCGGTCAACCGGGTGACCAAGGTCTCGACCGGCTTCCTGCGGCAGTTCGTGGTGACCGCGGCGGTGCCGACCGGGTCGACCTCGATCCCGATCTATCCGGCGCTGGTTCCGGGCGACGGCGCCGCGCAGGCGCCGTTCCAGACGGTGACCGCGTCGCCGGCGTCGGGTGCGGCGATCGTCTGCCTGACCAATGCGTCGGAGACCTACCGGAAGAACTTCATCTTCGTGCCGCAGGCGGTGACGCTGGCGGTGGTGCCGATGGAGATGCCGACGCGCGGCGTCGTCGAGAGCTACCGCGAGAGCTACGACGGCGTCTCGATCCGGCTGATCTCGTTCTACGATGGTATAAACGATCAGACGATTACGCGCCTAGACTTACTTTACGGATTCCTTTGGGTTCGGCCAGAATGGGCAGTTGTAGTCCCAGACTCCCTGTAAAACCCACAGATAGTTGTGTATAAATGTCTGACGTAGAATGTCAATATTCTCCCGTTCCAACGGGAGTTATTGACGTGAACATGAGGCCGCCGATCGATCTGAAGGGGCGCCGTTTTGGGCGCTGGCTTGTGACGGGTTTTGCGGAACGGCGGGGCCGAAATCGGTCTTACTGGCACTGCACCTGCGACTGCGGAAAAACTCGGCCAGTGCTCGGCCATTCGCTGCGTCGCGGTATTTCGCAAAGCTGCGGGTGTCTGGCGCTGGAAATCGTGTCGCGGGGGAGCACCATCCACGCCCACTGCCGGCATCCGGCCTACATGAGCTGGCGTGCGATGAAGAACCGCTGCACGAATGAGAATGCAACCAACTATGCGATTTACGGGGGACGGGGAATTACCGTCTGCCGGCGCTGGCTCGACTTTGAGAAGTTCTGGCTAGACATGGGCCCGACCTGGGCCAAGGATATGTCACTCGATCGAATCGACCCGAACGGTAACTATGAACCGGGCAACGTGCGGTGGGCGACTGACGCGCAGCAGGGCCTAAACCGCCGCAACCACGTGATGATCGCCACGCCGGACGGGCAGCTACCTCTAGCCGAAGCTGCGCGCCGGTCTGGCGTCGGATACCAGACCATTTCTGCCCGTATGCGCTACGGCTGGAAGCCGGAAGAACTGCTGCTTCCGGTGACGAAGGACAATTCGCGACGGCAGGATAACGTCATCATTCCGACGCCGAATGGTCCGATGAACGCCTCCGATGCGGCTCGCAGGTTCGGTTTCAGGCCGGCCACGATCTTCACACGTCTCCGTCTGGGCTGGCCTGCTGAAGACTTGCTCAAGCCCATCGCCAAAGTCCGCAACCGTAATTCCAAAGGAGTTTTCACCTAATGCCCGACAAATACCCCGCCGCGGCCTATCACGAGGACGGCCGCATCACCACCGTTACCGACGAGGCCGCCGCCAAGGCGCTCGGCAAGGGCTGGTCCGACAAGCCATCGGACATCCACACCGACAAGATGCGCGCCTCGGCCGGCGCCATTGGCGAGACCATCGTGCCGGTTCAGCGCACCCGTATGGAGACCCTGTAAGATGAGCGAGACGCACCCCGCCAGCGAGCCAGCCGCACCGGCAACGCCGCATGTGACGCCGGACATCGCCCCGGTCGTCCCGCCGGCGGAGCCACCCCCGGCGACGCACGCGCCAACGCCAGCCCCGACCCCAGCGGCTGCGACCGCGGGATCGGCGGAACCGGCACCCTCCCCTGGGGCAACGCTCGCCAACCCGGCGCAACCGCTGGCCCCAACGGTCGTGCCGGCGCCGGCACCCAAGGCCACCTTCATCCAGAAGGTCGAAGGCTTCTTCGGCTTCCCCAAGACCAAATACCATCCGGTCCATGGTGCGGTGACGGTCACCGATCCGAACGAGGAAGCCTCGCTGGCGGGACCGGCGACGGACTGGTTCGACACGCCGGAGCTGGCGGACGCATCGCGCACCTGGACCGAGGCGCACATGGCCGGCGCCGCCAACACCCGGGCGAAGCTCGCGGCCCTCGATGCCGCCGGCCTGCCGATCGTGCGCAATTCGGCCGCCGCGCACGAGGCCATCAGGAAGGGCACGCCGGAACCGCTCTGACCTCATCTCCGGGGCACCGACCGGACTGAAGGGACGCTGAATTTGACCACCGCGCTCGATATCTGCACCGATGCGCTCAAGCTCATCGGCGTCCTCGGCGTCGGCCGCACCGCCGCGGCCGAGGACATCAACGACGCCTTCACGACGCTGGTGCGGATGCTCAGGCTCTGGCAGTCGCGGCGCTGGCTGGTGCCGTCGCTGGCGGAGGTGGTGTTCCAGGCCACCGGCGCACGCAGCTACTCGGTCGGGCCCGGCGGCGACATCAACGTGCTGCGGCCGGACAACGTCGACGACGCCTTCGTCCGCCTGCTCACGGGGACCGCCGCCGTCGACTACAAGCTGCAGGTGATCGACGCGAACGAGGACTACAACAGCATCAGCATCAAGGGGCTCAAAGCGTGGCCGTCGGCGGTCTACTACCTGCCGTCGGTGCCGCTCGGGCAGTTGTTCATCTGGCCGGTGCCGGACAATACCTACGAGATCCACATCTTCATCAAGGCGGTGCTGGCCAACTTCGCCTCGCTGACCAGCGCGCTGACGCTGCCGGCGGAATACGAGGAGGCGATCCTCTACAACCTCGCCGGCCGCCTGGCGATCGCCTATGGCCTGCCGGCGCGGCCGGATATCGTCGCACTGGCGGGCGCGGCGGAGAACACCATCCGCAACGCCAACGCCCAGGTGGCGACGCTCGACGTCCATCCGGACCTGCAGAGCGGGCGCAACGGCATGACTGTGGGCCAGTTCCTCGGCGGGTGGGTGCCGTGAGGATAGCCCCATGAGAATCGCGCTCACCGGCGGAGCCTATACCGCGCGTTCGCTCATCGCGAGCGCTCAGCGGCAGGTCAACCTGATGAGCGAGAAGAAGCCCGCGGGCTCAATCATCGATCTCGGGCACGGTGCCGAGGATACGCTCGCCACCCTCTATCCGACGCCAGGCCTGCGGCAGCTCGCAATCCCGCCGACCCCCGGCCCGGCACGCGGCCTCTACTGGGCGAACAACGACACCCTGTTCTACGCCTGCGGCGGGGCGCTCTACCGGGTCAACGCCGACTGGTCGATGGCCTCCCTTGGCTCGATTGCCGGGCCGCTGGCGACCCCTTCCACGCCGGTTTCGATGGCCGACAACGGTCTGACCATGGTCCTGGTCGACGGCACGGCGAACGGCTGGCAGGTCGATCTGACTACGCTGGCGTTCGCCGCGATAAACGCAGCGCCAACACCTTCCGGCAACGCACCGACGGTCGCCTCGACCGCGGTCTACGGCTTCTACGGCGCCGACCGGATCGTCCCGCTCGACGGCTTCCTGCTGCTCAACCAGCCCGGCACGCGGAACTTCTACTGCACGTATAACGGCGAGGTGGTCTTCGACAGCCTCTACATCGCCGCCAAGAACGGCTATTCCGATGATCTTGTCTCCATCGCGGTCAATCAGCGCAACATCTGGCTGATCGGCGAGCGGACGACGGAAATCTGGTACAACGCCGGCGCGTCGGACTTTCCCTTCGCCATCATGCCGGGGCCGTTCGTCCAGCACGGCTGCGCCGCGAAGTATTCCGTGGCCCAGGTCAACGAGTCGGTCTACTGGCTCACGCAGGACCAGGCCGGCCGCAACATCGTTGTCCGAACCACCGGCTACCAGGCCGCGCGGGTGTCCACCCATGCTATTGAAAGCGAATGGGGGACGTACACCACCACGACGGATGCCGTCGGTTTTACGTTCCAGCAGGGCGGGCACGCGTTCTATCAGCTCAACTTCCCGGCCGCCGACAAGTCCTGGCGCTTCGACGAGGCGACCGGCGAATGGCACGAGGCGGTCTGGCTCGACAGCAACGGCACCGAGCACCGTCACCGCGCCGGCTGCGTGGCGCACGCCTATGGCCAGGTCGTGGTCGCCGACTGGGAGACGGGCGCGCTCTACGCGCTCGATCCGACGGCATTTACCGATGCGGGAAATCCGATCAAGCGGCTTCGCGCGTTTCCGCATCTCGTCGCGGATGGGAAACGAGTTGTCTATCGCCAGTTCGTGGCGGACATGCAGACCGGCGCAGGAACCTGAACCATGGCACTGATCGACAGCGAAGGCTTCGGGTTCTCGACCAACGCGGCGGATTACCTGACCTATGGGCGGTTTGTTACCGTCGGCAATTCATTCCCGGCCACTCTCAGCACCGGCGGCCCGCTCGGCGATAACTACATGCAGCTGAACATGTCGGGCCAGAGCGGCATCGTCTATTGCCGGTACGCCAGAACCGTCCCCGGCACGCCGTCGCAGATATTCATGGGCGTCCGGCTGAACCTGGCGCCGTCCTATGCCGGCGGCGCGGCGGTGGTGTTCGCTGATATAGCCGGCCTGCCGCAGTGCTGCGTCGAGTTTTTCGGCACGACCGGCGCGGTGATCGCCTACACCGGCCTGGAAAGCACCGCGCTCTCGCCGACCAGCGCCGCGGGCGTGTTCCCGTCCTCGGGCTGGTTCTACGCCGAGATCGGCGTCACCATCAGCAACACGGTCGGCGCCATCATTGTGCGGATCAACGGCGCCACAGTGCTTTCGCTGTCGAATGTCAATACGCAGAACAGCCGAGGCAGCACCATCGGCGCGATTGAGTTCGCCCCTGGCGGCGGCGGGAACGGTTGCGAGATCGCGCATTATTATCTCTGCGACACGACGGGATCCGCGCCGTGCAATACGTTTCTGGGCGATGTGCAGGTGCAGACCCTGCTGCCGACCGGCAACGATGCCGTCGCGTTCGCGGCCGCCGGGCTCACCAATAACTGGCAGAACGCCGGTTCGGTGCCGCCTGTGCCGGGCAGCGACTACAACTCGAACGGCACGGTCGGCGCGCAGGACACCTTCAACTGCGGCACGATCGCGCCGGGCCTCGGCACGGTCTACGGGCTGAACGTCAAATCGCTGCTCTCCAAGACTGACGCCGGACCTCGCACGGCCGCTGGCGTGGTGAAGTCCGGGTCGACGACGCTGGCCGCAACCGCGGTCGCTGTCAGCACCTCGCCGGAGGTGGTGAGCGGGATCTTCATGACTGATCCGAACACCGGGGCGGCCTGGTCTGACGCCGCGGTGAATGCCGCCAAGATCGGATACAAGATCGTCTCGTGACCAGCCTCGTCGCCGCGCAGGCGCTGGCGGAAGTCATTGCCGCCGACGCCAGTCCGCCGGTGCGCGTCGCGCAGCTTGTCGCCGAGGGTATCGCGGCCAATCCGGCGGCACCGCTGCGGGTCGCGCAGGTCATCGCCGAGGCGGTTGCGGCCAATCCGGCGGCACCGCTGCGGGTCGCGCAACTGCTGGCCGAAGCGGTCATTGCAACGACGCCGCCGCCGCCGCCGCTACCGCCCGCGGACCTCGACCCTACGGTCTATCTCTCCTGGTCCGATGACCGCGGCCGTACTTTCTCCGATCCGGTCGGCGCAAGCCTGGGCGCGGTCGGGGAATACCTGACGCAGGTGCAGTGGAGGCGCCTCGGGATGGGCCGTGATCGCGTGTTTGCCGTCGAGTGGAGCGCGTCGGTTGCCACAGCGCTTCAAGGCGCATGGGTCGAAGCGACACCGGCCGAGTCCTAGCAAGTCACGGGGTTATTCATGGTTGCCTTGCTTCCAGTTCCCGTCCTGCAATTCAGCGATGCCGACGGCAAACCCTACGCCGGCGGCAGTATCGCCACCTTTGTGCCTGGCACGACAACGCCCGTTACCACCTGGTCCGAATCAACCGGCACGACGGCGAATTCCAACCCCGTAATCCTGGACGCGGCCGGCCGCTGCACGATCTACGCCAGTGGCGCCGTACGCATGCAACTGACCGATGCCCTGGGCAACCTGGTGTTCGACAGGCCTAGCAACACGCTGGTCTCGACAGCGATGGCGCCGGTCTGCCTGGCGCCCGATATTCCGACCGCACAGGGCCTGCTGGGCATCGTCAACAGCGCCACCACCATCACGGCGCTGACGACCGGCCTGACGGCCGAGACGGCCCGCGCCGAGGCGGCTGAGGCGACGCTCACGACCAACCTCGCCGCGGAGACGACCGCCAGGACAGCGGCGATAGCCGGAGCCGCCGCCGCCATCCTGGCCGAGACGACGCGCGCCGAGGCGGCCGAGGCGGCGATCGCCGGTTCGACGGCCAAATCCGGCAGCGCCGGACCAACCAGCAGCAGCGGCCATATCCGGGTGACGTTCGCGACGCCGTTCCCGACTGCCTGCACATCGTTCGTGTCCACCGCCCTCGCCGCCGGCCTGCTCGGTCAGTCGATGTCCGCGCAGGTCGACCGATACGGCGCCGATGTCTGGAGCATCACCTTCGCCTCAGCCCCGCAGGCCGGGCTTTACTTTAGCTGGGTTGCGTACGGGAACTGAGCCTTGGCCGCACTCAATGCGTCCGTGCCAAATGCACCGCTGGTTGATCCGGCCACGGGCGAAGTGACGCCGGCCTGGCGCGGTTTTCTGCTGGCGCTCTACAACCGCACCGGCGCCGGCACCGGCACCTCCAGCGCCGGCATCGCCGCCGCGATCGCGGCCGAAACGGTTTCACGGACGGCGGCCGACACCGCGCTTGGCCTGGCGCTGAGCAACGAGGCAACCGCGAGGACGGTGGCTGACACCGCCGAGACGGCGGCGCGGATCGCCGCGGACGACGTCGAAACGGCGGCGCGCATTGCCGCGGACGGTGCGGAGACGACGGCCCGGACGGTGGCCGACGGCAACCTGCAGGGCGAAATCACCGCGCTTTCCGGCGCATCCTCCTTCGCCTTGCTGACCCAGGCCAACAGGCTGCTGTTCGATCATTCCGGCAACCCGATCTGGACGGAATAGCGCATGCCCACGATCGCCACCCTGCCGACCAGTTCGAGTGTCCAAAGCACCGATCGTTTCCCGGTCGATCACGACAACGGCGACGGCACCTTTACGACGCAACAGGCCACCGGCGCGCAGCTCACCACGCTGCTGTCCAGCGCGGGCACCTACGTCTTCAACCAGGCGACGCCGCTGGCGACCTGGACGATCACCCACGGCCTCAACCGTTTCCCGAGTGCTACCGTCGTGGACTCTACCGGCACACAGGTCGAGGGCGACGTTGTCTACAACTCATCCAACCAGGTCACCCTGAGTTTCGGCGGCGCGTTCAGCGGCGTCGCTTACTTGAACTGACGAAAGACCCCCAGCCATGGCACGCTCGTTTCTTACCCCGATATCGCTCAACCAGAACGAACTGCAGAACGCGCGGGTGCAGAACCTGGCCTCGGCGCCGTCCTCGCCGGTGGCCGGGCAGTTGTATTACGACACCGTCAAGCTGGGCGCGTTCGTCTACAACGGCACGAGCTGGCAGCCGACCGACGCCAGCCTGAGCACGATCATCCCGACCACTGCGATCGTTGCTTTCGCATCGACGGTGCAGGGCTACCACCTCAACCAGTTCGCCGTGCCGACGGCGAACATTCCCATGGCGGGTTTTACCCTCACGGGACTGAACACCGGACCATCCGCGGCAGGACAGGCGGCGGAATACTCGTGGGTGATCGGCCAGGTGCAGAGTGCCGCTGCGGGGATCGCGAGCAAACCCCCCGTCCAGTGCATATCCACGTCCAACATCACCCTGTCCGGCCTGCAGACGCTCGACGGCTACACGACGCTGGCGAACGATCGTGTTTTGGTCGCCGGGCAGACGACGCAAAGCGCGAACGGCGCCTACAACGCCTCGGCCGGGGCCTGGACGCGGGTCACCGACGACGGCGCGGCACCTGGCGAAATCCAGCCGGGATCGACCTGGCTGGTGGTCAACGGCACGGTCTATGGCGGCACGCAGTGGCGCTGCTCCAATACGGGCACGATCACGCTCGGCACGACATCGATCACCATGGTGCAGTTCTCCGCAGCCTCGGTCTACACCGCCGGCAACGGGATCACGCTCACCGGCACGGCGTGGTCGGTCAATGCGGCGGCAAGCGCGGGATCGGGCGGGCCGGGCGGCGGGCTCGTGGTGTCCGGGTCCGGCGTGGCGATCGATACGACGGTGGTGGCGCGCAAATACAGCGCCACCATCGGCGACGGCTCGACCACGGCGATCGTGGTGACGCACGGGCTGGGCACGCAGGACGTGATGATGCAGGTGAAGATGAGCGGCACGCCCTACAGCGAAGTGGAGTGCGACATGGCGGCGACCAGCACGACCACCGCGACGTTCACCTTCGCCACGGCGCCGGCCTCTGGCGCCTACCGTGTGATCGTGCTGGGCTGATCGGGCATGGTGCTTCGTCTTTCCTCGTTCCCGTCCGATGTGCGCGGGGTGGTCCTTACGGGCCTGAGCACGGCCACGAACGCGGTGGTCGCGGCGACGGACACGGTGCTGGCGGCGCTGGGCAAGCTCCAGGCGCAACTGGCAAACTACACGCTGAACGCCGCCGCGGCGATCACCGGCGGGTCCATCAACAGCGCAACGGTCGGCGCAACGACGCCATCCACGGGCGCGTTCACGTCGCTCAGCGCCACGGGTGCGGCGGCGCTGAGCAATGGAGCGACGATTGGCACTAACACCTCCGCGCCGTCACTCAATATCAACGGGATCGTCGGCTTTAATCGCGCGCTTTTTTTTCAGACCTCTGGCGTTTTCCGTTGGGAAATCTGCACCGATGCGTTCGCCGAAACGGGCAGCAATGCCGGCTCGCAGCTAGAGATTCTCCGGTTTTCGGATGCCGGCACACAAATCGATGCGCCGGTCGTCATCAACCGAGCGACCGGCCTCGTGACGATTGCCGACGGTTTAACCGTATCCGGGGGCACGGTCTCCGGCGCCGGGATCACCAGCCTGTTCGCCTCGCCACCGGCGATCGGCGGGACCGCGCCGGCAGCGGGAACGTTCAGTCCGGGTCTAACGCTTTCGCATCAGTATAATAACGTTGTTTTCTGTGATGCGGTTACCGGGCCGACGTCAGGAGGATATCACCGGATCACATCGTCTGGTGCCGGCTCTTACGTGTGGCAGATCAACACCGCCTCGGCTGGCGACTTCTCGGCGATCACCACGGCGTTCTCCGTCGGGTCCACGGGTCAGGTTCAGTTCGGCGTCGCGCCCGCTGGACCCGGCACGACATTGCTATTCGCCTCGCCGCCCGCGATCGGCGGCACCGCAGCGGCGGCCGGCACGTTTACGGCGCTTACCGCCGCCTCCGGCACGGTCTCCAACGCCGTGATCAACACCGCCGCGCTCGATACCAGCCTGGATCTGAATTTCCTGTCCGGCGTGCTGGACAGCCGGATCACGTTCACGCGGGCTTCGACGGCGACGTACTTCGACGCCACGGGCACGATGCAGACAGCGGCCGCGGGCGTTGCGCGGTTCGATCATGCACCCACGTTGGTGGCCAGCGCGAGCGCGCCCTACGTCTATACGCCGCTGGGGCTGCTGATCGAGGAAAGCCGGACGAACGTTGCTCTCTATAGCGGCAACATCGCCAATGCGGCTTGGGTGCTGGGAAGCGGTGTCGTGGCGGGGCCGACCGTCACCGCAAACGCGGCTGTGGCGCCAGACGGCACGACGACGGCGGCGCAAATCGTTTACCCGGCGGTTACGGGTGCATCGGCCTACAGTGCGTCCAATCAGGGGGTCATCGTCACTGCCGCTGTCTATTCATTCTCGGTCTATCTCAAAGGTGCGGCGGGTGGAGAGACGCTGTATATTTATACGACACCGAATGGCTCGACGTATTATCGCACGCCGGTTACCCTGACGACGGCTTGGCAGCGGTTTACTTTGACTACACCTGCATTGACCGCAGCCGCATGGTATTTTGCTATCGGCACTGACCTGAGAGATGGCAGTCAAACCGCCAAATCCGCGCAGACGATCTACGCCTGGGGCGCGCAAGTAGAACTCGGCGCCTTCCCCACGTCCTACATCCCGACCACCAGCGCGGCGGTGACGCGGGCGGCGGATGTGGCGACGATGCCGGTGGGGAGCTGGTTCAACGCGGCGGCGGGAACGCTTGTCGCGGATGCCAACTTTCTCAACAACAACCGTGTCGGCTACCCTGGCGTCTTCCAAATCGACAGCGGCAGCAACACCAATCGCTTGCTGACGTATGCTCTGACCGGATCCGACACGATCGCAGCCAACTCCGATACTGCGCAGTTCAACATGGGGTCGTTCACGGCCGGGACGATTTTCCGGAGTGGCATTGCTTATTCGGCCTCGGGGTTTACCGCCGCGGCTTTGGGGGTCGCTACGTCGCTCAATGGCCACGTTTCGTCCTATGCCTCGTACACGACGTTGCGCCTCGGTGTGGCCGACGCCAGCGGCAGCAACGTCGCGGACGGCTACATCGTTCGCGTCCGCTACTGGCCGCGCGCACTCTCGACCGCCGAACTGCAAACCGTCACCGCGAGCGCCACGCCCGCGCTGCTCAACCTCGCGATCGACCAGTGCCCGATCGGCGCCACGAACCCGAGTTCCGGCGCGTTCACTACGTTGGCGGCTTCTTCGACAGTCAGTGGCGCTGGCTTCTCGACCTACCTAGCCTCCCCGCCCGCGATCGGCGGAACAGCGCCCTCGACCGGCGCCTTCACCGCGCTGACCGCGAGCGGCGGCACAATCTCCAACGCCGTGATCAACACCGCCGCGCTCGATACCAGCCTGGACCTGAATTTCCTGTCCGGCGTGCTGGACAGCCGGATTTCGTTCACCCGAGGCTCGGTCGCGACGTATTTCGACGCGAACGGGGTGATGCAGACGGCGGCGGCGAACGTGGCGCGGTTCGATCATGCACCCACGTTGGTGGCCAGCGCGAGCGCGCCCTACGTCTTTACGCCGCTCGGGCTGCTGATCGAGGAGAGCCGGACAAACTCGATACGCAATTCGACGATGGTGGGCGCGGTTGCAGGGACGCCCGGGACGCTGCCGACGAATTGGGCGGCCAATACCATATCCGGCGTGACCAACAGCGTTGTCGGAACCGGCACAGAAGGCGGTATCGCTTATATTGACTTGTCCTATGCCGGAACGCCCGCTTCTAGCGGACAGTTGTTCATCTCGATGGAAGACGGAACGATATCGCTCACTTCGGGGACAACATACAGCCAATCCATCTATGTGCGTCTGACTGCCGGAAGCCTGACGAATACCACACTGATGGAAATTTTCGGTGTCGCCGCCGCCGTGACAGTAACGCCAACCGGCGCAGCTCTCGTATCGCAGCGGACAATCAACGTTCAGACTGCCGCTTCCACCACCACCACACAGCCCTATTTCGCCTTCAACGTCACCAGCGGACAGGCGATTAACCTGACCTTACGCATCGGCGCCCCACAGTTCGAAACCGGCGCCTTCGCGACCTCCTACATCCCGACCACCAGCGCGGCGGTGACGCGGGCGGCGGATGTGGCGACGATGCCGGTGGGGAGCTGGTTCACGCAGGGTCTGGGCAGCTTGGACACCGAGGCCATGGTTCCAGTATCGGCGGGCAGCCAGTATCCGAACCTGGCGTCGATCAGCGACGGCACGAATTCAAATTATGTGTCGGTATTTTATGATGGACCGTACACGCGCTTTGAGTCCGGCATCGTTGTCGGCGGCACTGCGAACTTCTCCAGCTTTTCTTTGAGCACGGCAGGGCTAACCGCAGGGTCCGTTGCCAAGACGGTCTTGGCGTGGTCGAGCGGCACGGCGAGCTTCGAGGTCAATCCTGGCTCTGGATCGGTCGCGGTCGCGACAGCGTCGGCGACGATTCCGTCCGGCCTGACGACACTGACGCTGGGCTGCGCGCCTAATTTGGGCGTCGTCGGCGCTCGGTATCTCCGCCGCGTCCGCTACTGGCCACGCGCCCTCTCCACCACCGAACTGCAAGTCGTCACCGCGAGCGCCACGCCCGCGCTGCTCAACCTCGCGATCGACCAGTGCCCGATCGGCGCCACGAACCCGAGTTCCGGCGCGTTCACCACGATCACGCTGTCCCAGGCCGAGATCGACGCGTCCGCCTACACCACCGCACCCGTGACCGGCGGCACGGTGACGATCCCCGGCACAGCGGCGCGCTGCGTCATCAACCCGGCCGGCACCCTGGCCGCGTTGACCGTCGTTTCTCCGGCGGCGCTCTCGCTCGGCGCCAACAGCGTGCAGAGCCTCGACATCCTGTTCACCCAGGCGATCACGTCGCTCACCTGGAAGGCGGGCTCGGGCACCACCTTTGGGGGTGCGGCGATGCCCTCTACCGTGGCGCTGGGAACGTGCGTGCGGCTGTTGTGGGTGCAGTCGCTGTCGCAATGGCTTCATACGACGGTGGTGTAGCAATGACCCACTACGCACTCACCACGGGCGACAGCGTCCTGCGTTTGGACGACCAGGCGCTGATCCCGGCCGATCCGAACAACCCTGACTGGGTCGCGTATCTGGCATGGAAGGCCGCGGGCAACACGCCGAACCCGGCGACGCTGAAATCGCCGCCCACGATCCTCCAGGCGGCCGCCTTCTTCGCCCGCTTCACGCCGGCCGAGCAGGCGGCGATACAGGCGGCAGCGGCGGCCAGCCCGCAGATCGGCGTCGGCCTGACGCTCGGCCTGGCGCAAGGCTACGTCAACCTGCTGAGCCCGATCCTGGCCGGCTGGATGGCGGCACTCGTCGCCGCCGGGGCGATCACCTCCGCGCGCTCGGCGGTTATCATGACGCCATGACGCCGCCGCCGTTCGTCGTTTTCAGCCTGCCCCGATCGCGCTCGGCCTGGATGGCGCAATGGCTCAGCCGTGTTGCGAACGCCCCGGTGGGCCATGACCTGGCCATCGAGACGGACAGCATCGACGCCTGGCTGGAGACCGTGTTCCGCCGGGTGCGCGGTACCTGCGAGACCGGCGCCGTCGAGGCCTGGCCGATCCTGCGCCGCGCCATCCCCGACTGCCGCATCGTCACGGTGACGCGCGACATCAACGACGTTGGCGAGAGCCTGGGCGATGCTGGCTATCCGGTGCCGTGGGATGATTTGCGGCGCCGAGCCGAAGCGATGGCCGAACTGGCGCGGCAGCCGGGCGTGCTGTCAGTGACGTTCGCCAACCTCGCCTATCCCCGCACCTGCGCCGCGGTGCAGGAGCATTGCCTGAGCATCCCGTTCAACTGGCCGGCGTGGCTGGAGGCGGATTGCACCAACGTCCAGGTTGACATGCCGGCGCGGCTGGCGCGGCTGGCGGAACGGCACCCCGCCATCATGCGGATCCGCGCGGAGCTGATCGAGCGCCTGGCGCATCCGGCGCCGTTCGTGTCCGTCGGCGAGGAACGCTGGCCGGACGTGGCGGATCGGTGCGAGGCGCTGGGCGCCGGCCACCACGCCGAGGCCACCGAGGGCCTGGAGGGGCCGTTCCGGCTCAACCGCGATCTGGTCATGCAGATGGCAAACGCCGGACTGTGGCGGGTGTTCATCGCCCGCGTCGACGGGGCGCTGGCGGGTTACTGCTGCTGGACGCACGAGACCAACCACGAGGCGGACGCCCCGCTGACGATGGCGCACGGCCCGTTCTACGTGGTCGCGGCGCACAAGCGGCACCATCTCGGGCTGCGGCTGCTGGAGGCATCGCGCACGGCGTTCGCGGCGGCGGGTTACCGGGTGCTCAAGCTGCATCACACGATGCACGGCCGGGGCGCGCGGGCCGGGGGGCTCTATTCGTTCCTTGGCGCAACCGAGTATCAGCGTGAGTATATCTGGCGGATCGGAGAGACATCTGATGGCTAGTATTTCGGCCCCGGCGGCAATTCTCGGCGCGGGCGCACTCGGCGCGGGCACCTCGCTGCTCGGATCGTCGATGTCCGCCGGCGCGGCAAGCAACGCCGCCGGACTGCAACAGCAGCAGTTCCAGACGACGCGCGGCGACCTGCTTCCGTACAATCAGGCCGGCCAGTCGGTGCTGGGCAACCTCACCTCGCTGGCGACCTCAGGAGCGAACGGCGGGGGTCCTAACTACCTCGCGCAGGCCGCGTCGAGCCTGCCCGGGCAGATGACCGAGGCGCAGCTCCAGCAGACGCCGGGCTATCAGTTCCAGCTCAACCAGGGCACGCAGGCCACACAGAACGCCGCCGCGGCGCGCGGCCTCGGGGTATCGGGAGCGGCGCTGAAAGGGGCTGCGGCCTATGCCACCGGTCTGGCGGACAGCAACTACCAGAACCAGTTCCAGAACGCCCAGACGCAGTTCTCCGATCTGTACAACCTCAACACCGGCCAGCAGACGAACGTGCAGAACCAGTACAATCGGCTGTCGGGTGTCGCCAGCCTTGGCGAGAACGCCGGCGCGCAGACCGGGGCGCAAGGCACGCAGGCGGCGTCCAACGCCGGCAACGCGCTGATGTCGGCGGGCAATGCGACCGCAGCCGGGATCAGCGGCGTCGGCAACGCGGCGACCGGGGCGGCGAACAACTACCTGAGCTACAACGCGCTGCAGAACTACCTGGGCGGTGGCAATTCAGCCGCGACGCAGAGTACGCAGTGGAGCTAGGTAATCAGATGTCCGGCAGCAGCAACGCCCTCCTCGACAGCCTGGCGCACCCGGCGCAGATCAACCTGCTGGCCGATTACGGCGGCGCGGCGCAGACCGCCAACGCGATCTGGGAGAACCGCGCGTGGCAGGCGAAGCAGGCGGCGGGACAGAACTTCCTGAACTCGATCAACCCCGATGGCACGCCGAACCAGAACGCCTTGCTGCAAGGTGCCAAGAACACGCCGGGGATGGCGCTCGTTGCCCAGCCTTCGGCGCAGGCCGGGCAGACGCTGAGCGCCGACACGCAGAACCAGAACCTGCAACTGCGCGCCACCGTCAACCAGATGCTGCCGAGCCTGCTCAACCTGCCGCCCGACAAGCTTCATGCCGGGGTCGTCAACGGCTTTACCCAGCTTGAGAACGCCGGACTGATGACGCATCAGCGCTCGCTGCAGATCATGAGCGGGTTCAGCAATGACCCGGCGCAGCTTCAGGTGCAGTTGGGTCAGCTTCAGAAGTCGCTGCTGCCGGCGCAGGAGCAGATCGACCAGACCTACGGCACCAGGCCAGCAGTCAATACCGGCGGGGCGACGGTGTTCCCGGTGGTGCCGCCCGCGTCGGCCGGCGGGGCGGGGCCGGTGGTGCCGATGACGATGACGCCGGGTGAGGCCAGCACGCCAACGCCGATCGGCGTCACGCCGCAGGGCCAGACGGTCACGGGCACCCGCGGCCAGTTTGTTGGAGCCGCAACCGGCAGTGCGCCTTCGCCGCTCGGGTCGGGCCGACCGCCGCCGGGCTCGCCGTTGCTCAATCCGGCGGCTCCTGCCGCCGGAACCTCGCCTTCGCCGGCCGGGGCTGCATCTGGAGGAACGGCACCAGCGATCGGCACTGGGGCGCCAGGCGGCGGAATCGTAACCGGTCTTGGACCGGCGCAAACGGCGGCACTCGACGTGAAAGGCAAGCAAAGCGCGGCCGATTTCCAGGGTTATGCCGCGGACGGTGACAGGGCGGTGCAGCAGAATGCTATCCTGGGCAACATGCTCGCCGACACCAAAGGCTTTACGACCGGACCGGCCAATGCTCGGATCAAGGCTTTCCAGTCCTTCGCTTCTACCTACGCGCCAAAGATGTCCGCGTTTGTCGGTGTTGATCCCAAGACGGTTGCGGCAAACGAGTCCTTCGACAAGCTCGCGGCTCAGCTCGCGAACGCGCAGGGCGCCGGTTCCGATGCGCGGCTTATGGTTAACCAGGCGGCGAACCCGCACGGGGAAATGGCGCCGGCAAGCGTCGATCTGGTGCTCCGGCAACTTCAAGGCAATGCTGATTACAAGATCGCCAAGCAGACACTCGCCAACGCCTACCCGGACAAGACCGATTCGACCGGTTTCGAGACTGCGATGCAACGCAACCTAGACCCACGAGCGTTCCAGTTCGCCCGGATGACAGTGCCACAGCGGAAAACCTATGTCGCAGCATTGTCGCCGCAGGACCTGACAGCGGTAAAGGGCGGCTATAACTGGGCGGTGACGCATGGAATGATCGGCGCGGGCAATGCCGCTCAATGACCTCGATCCGATCTTCGAGGCTGCCGGCGCGGAATGGAACGTCGATCCGCGGCTGCTGAAGGCGATTGCCGGTCAGGAAAGCGACTTCGATCCGGCGGCGGTATCAAAGGTCGGTGCGCAGGGCATCATGGGGATAATGCCGCCGACGCAAAAGGCGCTCGGGGTGTCCGATCCGGCCGATCCGGTCCAGTCGATCTATGGTGGCGCGAAATACCTTTCGCAGGCGCTCGATGCCGAGAAGTCGCCGGAGGGGGCGCTGCTCTACTACCACGGCGGCCCTGATTGGCGGAAAGCCTATGGCCCTGAAAGCGCCGGCTACGTCCCAGCAGTGACCGCGCGCTACCAGCAGCTTGCCAGGGCCAGCGCGCCTGCCACGACACAGGGAGCACAGACAGCCGTGCCCGCATCCTCCGCCCCGGTCGATCCGTTTACCGCTGCCCTCAATGGCGGCGCCCCGGCAACACTGGGCGGCGCCGCGCCGGCGCCGGATGATCCGTTCACGCAAGCCATGTCTGGTGGAGATGATCCAAGCCCGACGACGAAGGCCGCGGGCACTGATGCCGCGCTTCCCCCCAACAGCGGGCTCGGCGCATCGATTTTGCGGGGGGTCCACGAAGCCACCGACGTCCCCGCGATCGCCTTGGCGCGCGGCGCCGACTACGTCGCCAACACGCTGGGCTTTCACCCGGACTTCGCGAAAGGGGCGGCTGAAACGGCCGCGCCATTCAACCAGTCCTACGACGCAGATCCAAACAACCAGGGCTGGGAGCCGGCAGCGGCGCGACTCGCCGGCAACGCGCTGATCACCGTCCCGGCGTCACTCAGCGCCGGAAAGCTCGCCAGCACAGCCGTCGGCGAGCTTGCCGGGCCGATCCTTAACCGCCTCGCATCGCCCGTCGTATCCGGCGCAGCGCAGGGAGCGACAGCGTCCGCCATGACTGGCGGCGATGTTGGAGAGGGAGCAGGGATCGGTGCCGCGCTCGGCGGTGTCGGAGGCGTCCTCGGCGCTGGCGTCAACAAGCTCATGACAACCAACAACCCGCTCGTCGAGGCGGCCGTCAACAAATTCGCCATTCCTCTGCGCGCAGGCCAGACATCGGACAGCAGGTTCATTCGCTATCTGGACAGCCAGCTCGGCAACCTGCCCTTCTCCGGCCAGGAGGCATCGAACGCCGCGCAGCGGACCGCGTTCAACCGAGCCGTTTCACAGACGTTCGGCGAAGACGCGGGAAAGATTACGCCCGCCGTCATGCAGCAGGCCAAGGATCGCATTGGCGGCGTGATGAACGACATTGCCGGCCGGACCACGATCCAAGCCGATTCTCAATTGCTCGACGACCTCGGCCGCATCGAGGCCAACGCCCAAAAGATGCCCAGTATCACGGGGGACATTGCGCCGCACATCACGGACATCCTGGATACCGCTTCGCAGAACAACGGTGCCATTTCCGGAAGCGCCTATCAGGCTCTGACAGGCCACGGCAGCGCCCTCAGCGTCGCGCAGCAGTCGGGCGAAGGGACGGTTCGTAACTATGCCAACCAAATCCGCGAGGCGTTGGACGACGCATTCCAGCGGTCGGCCTCGCCCGAGGATATCGAGGCGCTCTCGGAAGCGCGGATGCAGTACAAGAACATGATGACTGTTGCGCCGCTGGTCAACAAAGGTATCCCTGGCGACATCAGTCCGTTGCTGTTGCAGGGCGCGGCAAACCGCTCGTTCAAGGCCAACGCATTTCGCGGCGCCGGCGATCTCGGAGAGCTAGGGGATATCGGGCAGACCAACCTAAAGCCGCCTCCGGACAGCGGGACGGCAACCCGAAGCATGATCAACAGTACGCTCTACGGCGACACCAAGGCGGCCGGAACCATGATGCTAGGGGCTACGGCTGGCCGCCTCGCCGGGTCATTTATGCGCGCGAATCCACTTACCGGCCCATCGGGTATCCAGGGCGTCATTCCGACCATGGTTATTTTGCGCAACAGGCTGATAAGCCGACAGCCGGAATAAAACAAAGGCGATGATCCGGCCTAGCTTATACGCTGACGAGTGGCCTCGTGGGGGTTTGACCCCTCGTGCATCCGTGCCGTGCGTGTCCTTCGTACGTAATAGGTACGCCGGAACAGAGGAAATGATCCAGCCCAGCACGGCGCAGAGAAGCAACCAGATTACGACAACACCGTGACCGGCGCCAGGTCCTACCACCTCTGCCACCCGGCCAAACCAGTCGTCGCCCCAAATAACCAACCCTACGGTGAAGCACGGCCACAGTAGAACACGGCCAATCCAATTACCGCCGAACCACAGTATAGCGACGACGAGGCCGATCACAATGTGCATGTCAGTCTCCTAGCCGCGCCCGAACGCGTGCAGTATTTCCGGCAGCCGGGCGATCACTGCGGCCAGGATGGCGCCCGCGACGGTCAGCGGCACAATCCAGCGCTCGCGGTTGAACTTGCGCGCTTCGGCCAACAATTTGACGTTCTCAGCAAGGTCTCGGTCAATTCTGGCGATGACCGCCCGCAGGTCGATCGGATCCCGTTCGGGGGTGTCGCTCATCGCGGAACACCCGCGCCAATGCTGACACGGGTGATGATTTTTTCTATGTAACGGGAAGCCTTCGGCATGGGTCAACTCCATACGGTGGGTCAGAGGTGGCCGGTGTGTCGAGCACCGCGCCGCCTCGTCCATGCCGCTTTCCTTGGTGTTTGTCAACGAACGTTCATCCTACGTTCGCGTGTCCGGTTTTAACCGGCTGGCAACCGTTCGCATGCGATGAGCGCCAGCACCGAGATCGTTTCGCTGTGGTGCCATGAAAATCCTGTTGGTCGACGACGACGACGCGCAGCGCAGGGTCGCCGCCCAGTTGCTTGGCCACGACGGTAACGAGGTTGTCGAGGCGTCGAGCGGTGAAGCCGCGGTCGCCGCGGCCGCAGCGGCGAACTTTGATCTCGTCCTGATGGACGTCCGTATGGCCGGCGGGATCGACGGCATCGAGGCCACCCGCCGCATCCGCAGTCTCGCCGGCACCCGCGGGCGTCTGCCGATCGTGGCGATGAGCGCGGCGGGCGTGCCGGAACAGACCTGGCGCGGCGCAGGTGCCGATGGCTTCATGGACAAGAATCGCGCCTTCGACGACGGGCTGGTCGAGGCGGTGAAAGCAGCGATCGGGAGCGCTTCGAAGGGCAGGACAGTATCGTTCGAGGTGCCGCCGGCTGCCCCGGCCAAAGTCGAGACCGATGGTTTCTACGTTCCGCGCATCGTGTTCATTACGGTCTTGCTGGGATTTCCGGCGCTCATCGCCAGCGGCGCCTGGTACATGGGCACGCAAGCGGCCGAGGCCCGGAACCTGGCCAAGGTCCAGGTCGACGATGCGCGGCGCCTGGCCGACGCGGTGGTGACCGCGCGGACCGAGATCGAGGCCGAGCAGGCGGCCCTGAACGCCCGCGTGGCGGTGAACGGTGAGGCTGTGGTGAAGCTGGATCGTGATCATACCGAGAGCATCAACCGGATCGACCAGCGGCTGACCCGGCTGGAGGCGCAGATGAGTTTCTTCGTCAGTACCGGCGGCCGCAGATAATGCGGTGTGTCGCGCTGCTGCTGCTGACGAGCACGTTGTGCGGCTGCGGCTGCACCTGCGGATCAAAGGCAGAGCCGCCGGCGGCGGCGGTGGAGGCGCCACGGCCCGCGACACCCGCGCTGAAGCCGCCGCCCTCGGCCGGCCCGGCGAAGGCAAGTGCCGATCCGGTCGCCGAGGTCGCGAGCCTTTCGCCGCACCAGGTGATCGTTGCCGCGGAGGCGGCGCACGACGACGCGGCCGGCTATGTGGCCTGGCGCGAGAGCAAGCCCACAAACATCGAACGACTGACGGTGCTGACCCGCGATCTGGACGGGGCGATCACCCGGATGCGGGCGCATGAGGTCGGCCACAAATACCCGCCGGGCGATGTCTTCGCCGCGCGCGCGGCGCTGCGGGCACTGCGGTTGTTCCTGCGGGAGAAAGGAGACTAGCCATGGCATCAGCCGACGCCTGGACCAAGGCGCAGACCGCCCAATTCATCCACGCGACGGGTGTGTCGCTGACCAACCCGGCGCTCAAGGCAGAAGAGCGCGCAGTGCTGGAGGCCGAGCGCGACGGTGCCAACGCCTGGCTGCGCTACCTGGAGGCCATCGAGGTGATGAAGGTGCCTGCGGACAGCGCACCTCGCGGCATGACCCGGGGGGAGCGCCTGTAGGATGGCCAACTTCGGCGCCGATGTGCTTGATATAGTAGGAGCGGTCGCGCCGACGATCGCGACGGCGCTCGGCGGCCCGTTGGCAGGTCTCGGGGTGCGCGCGATTTGTGGGGCGCTCGGCCTGGCGCCCGACACGCCGCCGGAAAAGGTGGCCGACGCGGTGACCGCCGCGACACCGGATCAGCTTCTGGCGCTGAAGCAGGCGGACAATGCCTTCGCCGCGCAGATGAAGCAATTGGACGTCGACTTCGCCAAGCTGTCGCAGGCCGACGTGGCGAGCGCGCGCCAGCGCGAGGTCGCCGTGCACGACCACACGCCGTCGATCCTGGCCTTCTCGCTGACGCTTGGCTTCTTCGGCCTGCTCGGGCTGATGGCGTTTCACGCGCTGCCGGCCGACAACATGGCGCCGGTCAATATCATGCTGGGCGCCCTGGGCACGGCATGGATGGCCGCGATGAACTATTTCTTCGGCAGCACATACGGGTCGAAGACCAAGGACGCGATGCTGTTCCAGTCGGTGCCGGCCTCTTCTTTGCCGGCTCCGCCGGTAGGGAGGTCGCCTAGTCTTGTCGGCGCGGGAGCAAACCATGGATAAGCCGCATCAGTATGTCCGCGGCGGCGTATCGTGGGCGGTTCTGCCTGACGGGATCAGCATCGATGGTGCCGCACCGGTCGGCACCGCTGGGCCGCCGGAGACAGTGCGGCGCGTGCTCGGATGGTTTGGCCCGGCGATCGAAGCCGCGAGCGATGTGTTCGGCGTGCCGAAAGCGGTGCTGGTCGCGATCATCTGCAACGAGAGTGCCGGCGGCGTGACCGACCTTGAGCAGGTGCAGACGGCGCGGCGGGAGGAGCCGGGCTATGTTTCGGAGCATGCGACGCCGGACCGGGTCAGTGTCGGCTGCTGCCAGACGCTGGTGTCGACCGCGCGGGCCGCGCTGATGCGCCCGGCGCTGTCAGCGCTCGATCTGTGCGTGCCGGAGACCTCGATCCTGGCAGCGGCTGGCTACATTGCCTCGCAGCGTCGCGTGACGCAGTTCGATCCGGTGCTGATCGCGGCGGCCTACAATGCCGGCGGCCTGCACCCGGAGCCCATCTCTGTGAACCGCTGGGGTCTGCGCTGCTATCCGCTGAACACGGGACAATACATCGACCGGTTCGTGCTCTGGTACAACGATGCGGTGGCGGTGCTGGGGCACCTGAATGGCTCTCCAAGTTAGCGAGCTTGGCCGGCTTGCTCTCCACAACGCCGGCCCTGGTCCGAAACGCGGCTCGGACGCTGCCATGGCCGCGCGTCTTGATGACATCATCCCCAAACTTGGCCCGGCGGGCGGGGACCTCCCGCCGGGTTCCTTTCGAGGACTGACCAATGTTCATGGTGAACGAGGGTGAGGCCGCGCTGATCCGCGCAGCTTACGAGCACGGCGGCGAGGTGTCGGCGGCGGCTGAGATGTGCCGGCTGTTCCCGGGCCTGACCGACCAGGTGCAGGCGCGGCTGTCGGCGCGGATGATCGCGGGGTGGCGGCCGATTGTGCTAAAGTCGGGCGATGAAGATCACCGTTGAGCCGACCGAGGAATTCTTCATGGCCGGCGATGTCATGTGCCGGATGTGGCAAGGGACCGCCGATCACGGCGACGGGCGGACAGAACCGTGCGTCGCGCTGATCGGGCACCCCAAGCTCAAGAACGACCTGCGCCGTCCAAAGATGGAAGAAATCGGCGACCGCACAACAGTTTTTGAATTCGGCGGTCTGCGGGACCGGCAACGCGACTACATCGACTGGGTG